TTCCGCCCTTGGCCATGCCCTTGGCTTTCATCTTGCCGCCCATGGCCATACCTTTGGCCTTCATCTTGCCTCCGGCCTTCATGCCTTTGGCTTTCATTTTGCCGCCAGCCATCATGCCTTTCGCTTTCATCTTGCCTCCGGCCTTCATGCCTTTGGCCTTCATCTTCCCGCCAGCCATCATGCCTTTGGCATTCATTCTTTTCTTTTTCATAGCTCCTCCGCTTTGCATTTTATCGAGAGGATCAACACGCAAACCCAAGCTTGCAAGCTCCTTCTCACTCAACGCTGCTCCAGACTCCTTGCCGAGCATCATTCGAACCGCCTCGCCCATTTCTTTTTTGGTGAGCATCGCGCCGGTTTCCTTTTTGAGAACCTCTGGGGCTTTCCGCATAGTGCGACGGCCACGATCCTTGAAATCTTTGACGGCCTTTTTGGTCTCCGATTTTTTCATTCTCAACTCCTCGGTACTCGTGTCATCTTTTGTTTCTCGGGCATGATAGCACCACACCCTCGCGCTTGGATCATCACCGCGCCACCATTGGCAAGGAAAGTTTTCACGTTGGTTGGCTTGCCACCAACACCCTGCTTCTTCTTCCGCTTGCGAGTCACTGCGGATCTGATCTCGCCTTTCGTCATCTGTTTTGCAGTCGATCGCGGCACACATTTTGGGTATTTGCGTTTCGACCCCTTGGTCTTGGCTCTGCCACAAGACTGAAACTTGCCATCTTTTTTCGGGGCACCGATATCAACCCAGTCGCCACCTTTGCCCTTGCCAAACCATTTTTTCAGACCACCCTGGGGCTTAGCCACGAGGCACCCTCGTCATCTTTTGTTTTTCCGGCATGATCGCGCCACAGCCTCGGCTTTGAACCATCACAGTCCCGCCGTTGCGCATACCTTTTGCTTGTTTGGCCATACTCTTCGCGATGGCTGTCCCGCGCTTGCGCTCGTAGTTACTCAGCTTGCCGTCACGATCAAGATCGCTTTTCTGCGGATCTAACGTGACTTCACCACCGTTCGCACCTTTGTATTTGCCGCCCATACGCTTGTACTCTTGCACAAGAAATCCTGACGCATATGCACTAGGAAAAACGTCAAATTTGCGCTTGGCTTTGGCTTTTGCTTTTCGATACAAAGCCGGATTTGCTACGTTCTTCGGTACACTATCTTTGGCCATTATCTTTTCACTCCTCTGACGTCTACGCCCTGCATGATGTCACGCATGTCAGGGATGAAAGGCCCAGTGCGACCAGTCATTTGGTTCCCACGCATAGTTGGAACCGCAACAGTATCACGCACACCAGGCGTTTGATTGAATTGTTGCATCGGCCTTGGGTCGTCAAAAAATCCCATAGCGTCTGCTCGGCCATCCGAGACGTTCGCCGTGACAGCCGGGTTGAACCCGGCAGCCTCAGAGCTGGAGGGCCCAAGATCCGCGTAAACGTCGCCCTCTGGCTCGACGCTCACTCCCTGTTGACCCTCTGCCGCGCCGGTCGTCACAGCAGGCGTCGTTTGTTGTTGTGGCAGTTGGCTCATGACCTGTTCGGTAATTTGTTGCCGCAAGGCATCAACATCAATATTTTGTTGCTGCGGTATCTCACCCCGCAAGGCTTCAATCTGCTGTTGTATCGGGTCGATTGCTGAAGCTATTGCCTGTTGACGTTGTTGCTCAATCGGGCTGAGAGCTGCTGAAAGATCGGCTTGCGTCAGACCTCCTTGCTGTATCTGCGCAATCTGTTGAGCCAAGTCGGCGCGCTCGGCCGCAGCGGTATCAACGCTTTGCTGAAATTGTGCCGTGCGATCATTCACCGCGCTAAGCTCCGCCTGGATGCTTTCGATCGGCAGTGCTCCAAAATTTTCCGTAATCGTATTGATGCGCTGCTCGAGGTCTTGAACGAGGCCAGCCGTCTCTGCTCTCACTTCCTCGGTTTGCTCTGTCACTCCCGTTGTGACGTCGCCATAGAGCTGCTCGAGCTGCTGGTTGAGCGTATCAATCTCCGCAGAGGTACTATCAGCAGCGGCTTTTTGTTGCTCATTCAACGTCTCATATTGACTGTCGATCGCGCTATTGATATTGGCAAGATCGCCAGTGAGCGATTCGATTCTTGACTGCACGTCTGACTGGAAGCCACCTTGCGCATCTTGCAAACTACCGATCGCCGCTTCTTGCGCCTCTCGCACCAAACGATCGCCCTCTTCGATTTGACGAAGCAAACCCGCACGCTCGTCGACACCCGCTTGGCGCAGGGCCTCGGTTTCTGTATCCACACCAGTGCGCAACTCGGCGATCCGATCTTCTAAACTTTTGGTGATATCAGAACGCTCAGACCGAGCAGCTTCTTCACTGGTCGATATGTCTTGTCTCAGCGCGTCTCGGAGATTAGATATTTCTTGGTTGCGACCGATTCGATCCGCCATGCCGGTGTCGATGAAGCCGGGAAACGGTCTTCTGACGTTAGCTTGGGCAGTGCCGATTTCGCTTAGCGTCGGAGCTTGCATTTCTGGCAAAGAGCCGCGATCGAATACGGGCCGGTTCAGGAATTGACTCAAATCCGCAAACGGAGAAACCGTGCTACCGTATTCCTCCTGCGCAGCCGCCAGATCATCAGAGACCCGTGGCCTGAAAATAGATGGGCGCCTCGGCCTACCCTTTTCTCGTCGGGGGAGACGTTCACGCGGTAGTCTAGCGCGTTGATCTGTCATCGGGGGCAGTACGATCCCTCCGCCTACCGGTAAAGCCCGGTAGTTGCCGATACCTGTGCCAGGTCTTTGACTCATACCATCACCAGTTCTTGCAAGACCAATACCCCGCTGAGAAAACGTCCTTTTTCTTTTCTACGGCGTCACAATTGTGCCGAGCGCGAAAAGACTTCCTACGATCTGGCTGGTCTTTTTTGATTGACATTTTGGGATCGCCATATCGCACGATCTTTACTTGATCGCCCTTCTTGGCAAGAACAGCAAACTTTTTGTTCTTACCAGGCGTTCGCTTCTGTTTGTTATAACCAGGGAAAGACTCGCCACGATAGACGAGCCTTCCCGATTTGGTTCGAGTGACGTCCGACGTATCAGCCATAGGACTTGATCAACTCCAGGATAATCATGTAAGTGTCACCGCTAGAGTGCCCCACGGTTGTGAAATCGAGGTCTCCGGTTTTACCACTGCCCGCATTGTTCGGTATACCCGAAAAATCTGAATAGTCGTGATAACCGTTTGAGTCTTCACTCAAGCCGATCGCCAACACGTTGGAGGTGGCGTCGAACTCGATCTTGACGCTGAGGCCCGTACACTGCCACCAGATTTTATTTATGGTGACAGCCGAACACGACTCTCCTCGAGCATTAGCTGTGAGAGCAGAAACGTCCACTTTTTTGACAGCCGACTCACCAGTGCCGTCAGAGGCGTTGGTGAATTTCAGGACAGCTTTACGCTCACCGTCCTGAATGGTTTGGCTTGTGACTGCATCAGCCATGGTTCACCTCCTTACAGTTCGGTGGTGGCGGTGCGCTCTTTCATGGCACTGATGTAATCAACGGTCAGCACCTTGGCTGCGGCGGCACCGTTTTGTATGCCGAAACTGACCGTCAGCTCCTCATCATCAGGAGCGTTGGTGCTTACTACGGTTCCGACCTCGACGTTGTTTTGGTACACATGAAACAGCTGATCCTTCGGATCGAACATGAACCCGACCGTCATGAAGGTGTCGTCCGCCATCGCGGTGGGCAGATCTAGGGTGCTCTGCGTGCCATCTTTCTCCACGATGAATTGCAAAGTCGTCGAGCCGTCTGTCAGCAAAAAGAAAATGCCGTCAGTTACATCGAGTGGTGACGTGTCGGTGAGCTGTAACCCCATGACGACATCAGAGGCGTCTGCGTCGCTGGTTTTCATTCGCGCAGCAAAGCCAAGCTGCTTGGTTGACTCAAACTTGAAGCCCTCTTTGACTAGCTGTAGGAAGTCGTTGTCGTTGTCTGCATCATCGTTGGTGATAACCAACAGACCGCCGTCGCCATCGCCCAAGGCCTCAGAAGCATTTCCCGATCCGCCCTCAGTTGTGGTAATCGTCCAGTCCGAGGCAAGGTAAGTATCGAAATCGTTGAAGTATGTGTGGTACTTCTGCGGTGCTGGCATCTTCAGCTTGCCAGAGGTGCCAGTCGATGAGACGTTCGTAACGCCGCTTGTAAAATGAGTTGTCATGAAAGTTCTCCTTTGTGAACCAGTGATCGCCCCATGCAATCACCATCTGACCTCTTGAGTGTATGGTAACGCTGGGCACAAAAAAAGGGGGCGTAAGCCCCCTTCTTTTTGCTTGGTCTTTACGCCCCTTGCGAGCCGAAAATTCCGCGCCAGTCGGAAAAGCCGAATGAATATCGTTCGCGCGCCTTATAACGAATGTTACCTGTTGTAAAGTCAGGTTCCATGCTCGTTTCCATTGGCGTGCGTTGGAACATCTTCAGTCCTTCGCCGCTATCGGTCACAGAGGTCAACAAGAAGAACGCATCTGGGTCTGTCAGATAATGGTTAACTGTGTAACCACCAGGCAGAACTCCAGTGTTGCGGATCGCGTTGATATCGTTGTCCGCCGTTCCTGATCTCAGTGTTGAGTTTAGGATTCGGTCTGCCACGAATACCAATTGTGGGGGTACAACAAGTTTTGTTGCCTGCACTGAAATAGTGAGGCCCTTGTCGTCAGTGAAGGTGCTGATTGAAATCAAAGCATCCTCTAAGGAGGTCTCATTCAAGTCAGCCATCGACGTTGCACGATTTGCTGCTGTGCCGCCACCCGCTAACGGGTGCGCTGTGTTGATCAGCGTCACACCATCGCCACCGGTGAAGTTGGTATCGAACGCATTGTTCAATACGTCCGCGCCTTTTACTTCCTTGGTGTTAGCCATGGATCGCGCCAGAGCCTTAACGTAACGTCTACCTAACGAGTCATATAAGTTATCTTCCACCGCTTCATCGGTTAACGAGAATGCTAAGGCGACGGTATCGTGCGTATAGCGAGCAGTGAAAGACTCACCAGCGTTATCAAACGCCACGCCTTGACCTTCTGTTTTCGTAGGCGCTCCACCAAATCCGGTGATGAGGACTTCCTCCTCGAAGGCCCTTGACGAATCCTCTAAGGCGAATATTTCTTCGTACTCCTTAGAATAATCGTCATACGAAAGCCCAAACAAACTGTTTAAGCCGGGCTCCAATTCTTTAGCGAGCTGTGCTCTTGAAATTGCCATTGTTCAGCCCCTCTATGCTAGTCCGGCGCCTTTGACGCCAAAGACTGAGTTTTGAATAACCACCAACACGTTCGTATTAGCGGAGCCCACATCCGAGTTGTTCGGATCTTGCGAAATGTCGATCGCCTTGATCGGCAGATTCGTATTGGTTGCACCCGTCGTGACATCCAACTCAGCACCAGAGATTCCGGTTTGTGTTGAGCCACTGCTGGTGTAAACGATGTCGAAGTTACCAAACAGATCTGCTACGGGGAACGTATCATCTGCCTGCACTTCATAGACGACGTTCGGATCATCGATTACGAAAGCAATGATGTCCGAGGCATTGGTTGAGGCGGGGTAGAAGTTTTGAAAAACTTGCTCGCCTGTCGTTGGGTCAGTGAACTGACATCCGTTGAAAACACCAACGATCGGCACAGTGCCCCCGTCAGCGTGTACTTCCACCGTTCCTCCGGTTACTTGCGCAACCATGTCGCCTTGAAAAATGCTTGTGCCATAATTCGCAGCAATACGATAACGCGAAGATCCGCCAGAGTAAGGTGCGCCACCGATCATACGAATCGGCTTCATTCCAAAAGCAGCGTCTTTGTTCGCCATTTTCAGTACCTCTTATCTTCGTCCAAATGTGACGTTGCTATCTCGTTGAGGATCGTATTTGACGTAACGGCTGTCGCCCCGGCTTTCATTGAACATTGTGTTATCCAATGAGTCAGTGGCTTCTTGAGACTTTCCGCGATAATAGGCTCGTCTCTCCTCGACCGTTTCGTTAGGGATCTTTGCGAGAAGCAACCCTTCGTTATAAACGACGCCTTCATGTCTGCCATTGTCCATTGTTGGCAAGGATCGCCACTCAGGTGGTAGCTCAGTCCCTCTTACGAGTTCCCAACCTTCCCTGATTCGGCGCGAGACATTTGCTCGATCCTCCTGGCCAAGCATGGATTCCCTAATCCACCGATAGGTATAACCGTCGGGGTGTGGGGGTGTCTCCAGGCTTCTAACTGGGCGCCACGGTTTCCTGCGAGTCGAGTTATCGTGTGACTGCGAATCACGAGATGAACGAGCGTTTGCTTTTGTTTCTGCCATTTTAACTTGCCTCTCTTGCTGCAATTTTTTGCTTTTCTTTCGCGACCCTTTGTAACCAAGCCTCTTCGCTCATGTTATGCGGTTTCAAGCCGCGAAGTCGCTCAAGCTCTGACTTTGAAAAGCTCACGCCATTCTTTCGATTGCCTTGTGTTTTCGACCGACCCCCAGCGGGAGCAGAGCTGACTCTTTGCACAGCGGGTCTAGCTTCTTGTTGAACGGTCTGTGATCCACCTTCAGCGGATCGAGTATGAGGATAAACTTCAGAGACACGGTTGTCCAACTCACTGTAATACTCCTCTGAGCCTACATCGTAACCTTCATTAGCGAGGTTATAGTGGACGTAATACGCATATTGAGTGGCTTTGAGATTCTCCTCACTCTCTGCGTCACCGTACCAAGGGTTGCGAGAATGCCACTCCAGAGCGTCCTCTGTTGGTTCGATTTGTTCCTCAGCAGCACTTTCTTGCCCAGGCACCTCGACGGCTTGTTCATTTCCCTGGGAGACGTAAGTCTCTTCTTGAGCTGGTTGTTCCTGCTGCTGACGCGCTTTTGCCACTCGCAGTTTTTCTTTCTGTATAGCGATGTCGTTCTGGAGCTTTGACGCTTTGGTAATCAAATCAGGATCGCCAGACTCCACTGCTTTTCGGTAGACATCATCGACTTGCGCCTCTTTTGACGTCAAGGCCTCTTCTTCTTTAAGAAGAACAGTGTTTGACTGTTGCGCTGCGTATTTTCGATATTGTTGAAGCTCCGCTTCTTTTTGAAGAGCGATTTGTTCGAGCTGCTGCGCCCTGGCTTCAGCCTCCCGCGTCTTTTGATTGAGCTTATTGATACGCTTAGAAACCGACTTGGTATAGGTCTCCAGCTCATCCTCTGACTCAACCGGATCCTCAGTTACCTGTATTTCAACCTGTTCCTCTTGCAGTTGCTCTTCTGCGTTTGCATTTTCAATCATGAAAAACTCACTATGTCATCAGGGTTTAGAATTGTGCCGATCACTTCATCGTCGTTAATTATTCTGACCTCTCCGCCATCCTCCAACTTGAAACGAGCACCAGCATAGCGGCCGATCAGAACCCACTGTCGTTCCTGGCACCAAGGCGTGTCACCGAACTTTTCTGTGTCTCCATAGCACAAGGGGCCCATTTTGACGACGTACGCGACAACGGTCGCTAAAGCTTCGCGGTCGACTGTTTCTTTGAGGAGGTGTATACCGCCGTCGCTGGTGGCTTTGCCTTTGTAGGGCAGCACCAACATGCGCCAACCGCTTGGGTCAGGCATTCTTTCAAGAGCGGATTTTTCGAGAAGGGTGGGGTCTAGCACGCGCTCATCGTTCGGAACATAAGCTGATTCGGTCGTCGGAGTGCTCAAATCAAATCTCCTTGTAAAAGTCTCTGATGGCTTCCTCGACCAATGTTATTACAGTCAGCTCACCCTGCAAAGTTTTATAATGTTCTATATCTTTGAGCAAACCGTCCATCAAGACCTCTTGAATCAAATCCCGCCTATCCTGCAAGACTCTTTTCAGCCTGTTACCCAGGTCAATATCATCCATCAATCACGCTCGTGAAAATCAAAACCTTTGGTTGCCGCGCCCGCGCCTCGAGCTTTGATGACCCGATATGCGCCGCCCATCGTTCGGCGCACCAGGGCTGGTGATGTAGGAGTGGTCTTGATAGTTTTGGTTGGCGTTTCAACTTTTTCGATCTTCGTCATGTCTTTCATTTGTCGTCCTTCTTTTTGCGTGGCGCTTTTTTCGGGGGTGTTTTTTTCACTCGCGCTTTTTTCGGCGCCGGTTTTTTGACCTCGGGCTCAGCTACTGGCTCCGGCTCCGACACGATCTCCGGTTCTTTTTGAACCACCGGTTGCAAAGGTGGTGGTGGCTCGGTGCCATTGATGAGCGCCATCTTGGTCGCGATCCTATGGTCGCTGAGTAATTTTTTTTGTGCTGCGTTCTGCTCAGCTTGCTCGAGCATTTTTGCCTCTATCTCTCTGATAAGACGTTTTTGCTCTTTCAATGCCGTGATCTGCTCGCGCACGGTCGAGTTCGATGATATAAATTTTGCCGCCATTAAGACCCCCGATTTTTGTTCTGCATATCCAAAAGTTTCAGCTCTGCTTGTTGATTGAGTCGTTGCAACGCCACATCCAATTTATCGTCTGCAACGGCCTTTTGCACGTCGATGCGCTGCTTCGCAATCTCAGTTTCCAGAAGCTTTTCTTGCGCCCGCTGCGCCTGTTTCGCCTCGAACTGGTCGTTTTCCGAGTCGATCGCTTTCTCTCGTAGCATCAACTCTTGCTGTCTTATCTGTACCAGCGGATCGGTCTCATCACCCTGGCCAATTGACTCAAGCAGCTCCTGAGTGAGCTGTGCGAGTATGGGTGCAGAGAATTGTTCAATCTGCATCTGGATTTGGCTGTTCATCATTTGCAGCTGATCGGGGGGCACTTGGCCAGATTGACCGGCGGCGGACAGCTCCTGCATCTGTTGTGTCAGCTCAGGCGGTATTTGATCTTGCACCATTTGCCCTGCCATAAACTGGAGGTGCTGCATCATATGGCCGATAACCATCCCTTGGAGAGCAGGGTTTTCTTTGACGACTTGAGTCAAGAATAAAGATCGGTGTGTGTCTATGTGGGCCTGGTGGTTTTGTGGCTCAAAAGCTTGAGCTGGCGATCCCATCAAAAAACCGCTGTTCTCAATGCCCGCATCGATCGGCATCGGGGGCTGCGGTGGGGGTGGAGGCTGCAAGAGACTATCAACGTCGTCAACACCAAGGGCTGAGTACATTCTCCTGTACGCCTCATAAACGCCGTTCGGCCCATGGATCTGCGGGTTGGATTGAACCATTTGCAGCAGCTCTTGGGCCATGGTGATACGCTGGCTTTGGCTGAATATATTCGGATCGCTGACGGGAATGACGTCTATACGCGCATCGAAATCCTGCGCCATGATTTCTTGCGGGCCATTCCTCGAAACGTACGGATAGGTCTGTGGTAAGTATTCTGCGAAGACTTTGGCTAGAAGCTGGAACTCTAGCTTCTGACTGTAATGCAACCGCTTGTGAATCGCTGACATCACTTTGGTTCCGCGCTCGAGCAAAGCCACTGTTGTGCCTACAGGCATGGCCTGGTTCATATCTCCGACATTCATATCCGCTATTGATGCGAATCGCTTGCCCGACTCCACTAATAAACCGAGCAAAGACATCAACACATTGCTGGGCTCTTTAATCGGCAGCGGTATGAGGTTCTCTCTCAGAGACGCGCCGGTGGTGTCAATGTCTCGGAACTCACCGGGCTGCAATGGCTCGTCTTCGTCTCTGATACGCATTCCTCGGGCTTTGAAGCCCGCAGGCAAGTTTGCCAAGGTTCCTGCGTCGATCAGCTGACGCAAAATGGAGGTTGCAGATTTGCTGATGCCTCCAATCATGTGACTGAGACCCAGTCCGTAAAAGCCGAGGCCCGGCAAGAACTTGTACTGAACGAAATAATTGATTTTGTTTTTGAGTGGGTCTTGGTCGATATAGTTCCGACGTATTGACAGCACCTGCTGAGATGATTCATCGATCGTGATGATGTAAGGCAGCTTAAGCCCCGTAGGCTCACCCTGATCATCTAGGTCTTCGAATCCTGGGAGATCCAGGATCGTATGCGTTTCGAAAACGATACGATCCCGATCCTCCTTGTACGATGGCTCCATGCCCTCGATTTCATCGATCTGCTCTTCGATCTCGTCTCGGCTGAAGTGCATACTCCCGCCTTTCAACTCCACGTCAGCGTAGAAGCCCATGAGCTGCTGTTTTTTGATTTCGTTCCTGCTCATGTTCAAAACATGAGTCACCCGCTCGGCTGTGAACAGATCAGTGCTTTCATACGGGACAATCAGATCTTGCGGTTCTATGAACTGGCTTTTCGCGCGGCTTGCAGTTGTGTCGTAATACACTTTCTTGAACGCGCTGCCTGCTAGAGGCAGATAAAAAAGCAGCATATCGAGTTCGGGATCGAACTCCTCCATGACGTTCATGATGTAAAAATTCATGAAGTCCTGAACACGAGACGCCTGCATTTCTACTTCTGGGGATCGCATACCGACGATTTCTGTTTTGACCGGCCCCTTTGCAGGCAATAATTCTTTGTAAGCCTGAGCCTGAAATTGTGTCACGGATTCCGCCAGGATCGGATGGATCACACCCGTTGATCCCTCAAACGGTTGGCTGCGTGACTCATCGAACTTCATGCCTAGATATTTCAAACCATCGGTGTAAGTTTTTTCCCACTCCGATCGGCTTTCTTTGTCAGACTTGATTGATGACAAAACGTCATCTGCAAGCTTAGATAGGTCAGATTGACTGATGAAATCGACCAGGTTTGTATTGAAGTCAACAACGGGTTGCTGGGCAATTTGATCGATCTCGTCATCGATCAGGATCTCTTCTTCACGGATGAGTATTTCAGCTGCGTTGCGAATCTCGTCATTGCGAGTCATCTCCGGCTCGACCTCCATGGCGCTGCCGGTCGCTGTGACGTTCGGATCATCCTCTGTGCCTAACCCTCGTTTCTCGATCGCCATTAGTAATATACCTGTCTGTTTCTTTTCATGAAGCTGGCTTCCTCCTGGTAATCATCTTTGAGGCTTAAGAAGCCGCCCTGCCGAAACCGCATCAATGCCATGGTCGCGGAATCACAATAGTCATCATTGTCGCCGAACGGGAACGAGGCCATCTCTTCGATTACCTCGTCCGCGAAGGCTTCGTCCGGCGCCCATACCATACCGCTCTCAAAAATGGGAGCCACTGAGTTCATCCTAGCGATCTTATCTTGACCTCGACTTGGTGTATATGCTGTTACCGGGATACCCATTCTGCGCAACTCCTGCGTCAGCGGCGTTCCGCTGGCTTTTGCCTCAATCAAAATACAGTCCGGTTCCCAGTAGCGGTACTCGTCATACGCAACTTTTTTCAGCTCTGGGAAGTCTAGCCGTACTCGTTTCGCGTCCAGCAAAATCAACGCTTGGTGGTCGTCGTCAGGTGAATCAAAAATCGCCCAGGTGGTGATGGCGCTGTAGTCGGCGGTCTCTTTTTTCGAAAATGCGGTGTCGTAACTCTGAATAACGTATTCATACGCCGGGACATAATCTCGCTCCCACAGACGCCACCATTCTCTTTTCACGATCGAGCCCGCCTCGGCAGTCGGGTTCTGCATCCATTGCGAATTCCATTTGCTCACCGGCAAAGAGGCTTTCACAGACAACAATTCTTCTTTCTTCCAAAACTCGGGCCACAGGGGTGTATCTGACTCAGGCATTATCGCGGGGAACTCGATGACCTCCCACTGATCGGCGTGATCATCACCTTGTTTTTTCAGCACCTTTCCCACCAGATCTTTGGTGCTCCATCGCGTCATAACGATGATGATTATTCCACCAGGCTGCAAACGCTGGCGAGGGCCAGAGGTGTACCACTCATACGCGGACTCCATGGCGGTAGGAGATAGCGCGTCTTGTTCAGAATGCGGGTCATCGATGATCAGCAGATCAGCTCCGCGCCCTGTGATAGCACCACCCACACCAGCATAAAATGATTCACCGTCCTGGTTGGTCGTCCACCGTCCTGCTGATTTGTTGTCAGCCTGAAGTTTCAGATCGGGGAAGACTTGAGAGTAATCATCAGAGTCGATGATATTTCTGACCTTGCGACCGAAACGCACTGCTAACTCTGCGGTGTGCGTCGTCTGGATTATTTTCAGATCGCCGCGCAAACCCATCATCCAGGCAGGGAAGTAAGTGGACGCAAACTCAGACTTGCTGTGACGCGGAGGCAGACAAACTATCAGCCTTTTGAGTTTGCCCTGCGCGATCTTATTGAATTTGTCACCAATGATTTTGTGGTGCCTGCCGAGGATGCACTCGGGCCACATATGCTTGACGAACTCAATGAAATCAGACTGACAAGTCTCCTGCTTCTCCATCTGTTCATAACGAGACAGTAAGGCCAACGCCTCGTTTTGATCCTGCTCACTCAGAATCTCAAAATCTTTGAGCGAAAGCTCAGACATCTTCCCAGGGCTCTCCCTTAAAAAGTAAGGCTTCTGCTTGTCGTCGCCTAACTAAGCCGTCCAGAACCTTGCCGCCTGCCCTATTCCATCGTTTGATTTGAAACGGGGCATCTTTGAAGTCGCCATCGTTGAGCTTTCGTAACAGTGTTGATTCTTTCAACGCCCCAGGGCCCAAGTTATATGTCCAAGCAACCAAGGCGTCGAATTGGTTTTGCTCAAGATCGACTTCCACCAGATCGTTCACATAACCCTCGAACTTCTGGAGATCTTCAGTGAGCATCGTCTCCGCCTCATCGGCCGTGCAAGTGTCGCCTTCAGAGACTCCGGCTGTGTGTCCATATCCCAACGTCCAAACATCGGCGGAGCACTGATACGCCGTTAGCTCGCATCCTTCAAACTTTTTTATGAGGGCAATGCCCTCTTCACTCGTCACTCTCATCTGGCGCCTCGTCGTGTAAATTTTTGTAATACTCTACAATGTTGAGCACTTGCCGGATATACCGTTTGATCTCTGCCATGTTGTTCGACAGGTTCTCATACCCTCGCGTTGACAAGCCGTAATATGCGTTTGTTGGTGCATTCCCCTCTTTCAAATCTTGCAAATACTCTTCCATCGTGTCAGGCGTCAAAACTTTCCACTCAACGGGCTGGGTAGATATTGAGTTGGGCAGAACTGGGTGATAGACGGCAGCGGGCTGCGTCACCGTCACCACCTCGACCGGTCTTGTTTCTGGAATGTACGGCTCGCGGCCGAACAAACTACAGCCGCTAAGAAGAAGGATCGGTAAGAGTTTCCAGATCACTCAGCACCTCCTTTGTCCCGCGATTGATGATGTTTTCAATCAGACCTGGTTTTCGAAGCGACAGCACATTCATGTCGTGCTTGCCGAACTTTTTTCTGATCGACTCCACCTCCGCTTGTGCGGCAGCGTTTTCAGCCTGCAAGTCATTTACCCGATCGAGGATCTTTTGCTGACGCTCCTCGGCCTTGACCAGTTGGTCATTCAGACTGGCGACGTTGGTCTCGAGAATGAGTTGATTATCCGCTGCGACTCTCAGCTGTGTCGAAAGCGACTCTTTCTCCGCTTCCGCTTTGTCTGCATACAGTTTGAAAGCGCCACCTGTCACGGCGAGAGCGATACCGAGCACGCCAGCAATCTGCCACATACTATTTCCTATTGGCCCACGCTTGCGCGCCGAAGAAACTTGCGAGTATTCCTGCCACGGAGACGAAGTATACGGCGGCCATGTCCCCGAGGATGGATGCGGCTTGAGTCAAGCCGAAGAGTTCCGACGCGACGACCAGGCTGGGATATAGCAACATGCCCCAAAGCGCGAACCAACTCATGGCTCTTTGTGCATCCGCGCGCTCATGGGCGAGCTGCATGTCTTGCAACTCCTTCGAGGTTTCCAGCTCGCTATCACTCACGATGCCGTCGCCGTCCAGATCTTTGTCAGCATGGACGCTGTGCTCTTCAAGTCGCTTCGCTGCCATAAATGTTTTTCAATCCCACGTTTTGGTGTTGGTCGGAACCGTTTGCGGTATGCAATATGCGGTCACATCTGTTTGTATTTGGTATGTATTGTTGATCGCCATTTTTCCGGTTGAGATATAGTAAGCAAAGGTGTTGCATCTGGTAATGTTTTTGAAGAACCATTTTTGCGGGAGCTGCTCTCCCTCCACAACCACCACCAATAGAAATGCCATCATCATTCTAGGTTCAGCCAGTAACTGGTTGCGAACAAAAATGTTGGCCCCGCTATGCCTGTGATCAACAACGCCCAAAGCACTTTTTCCAGCCAGTTCATCCGAAAGCCTTGATAACCAGCACAAACACCAGGACAGCCACCGCTCCGCCTATGACTAGTGTCGTCCCGCCCACAAGAAGCTGCTGGATTAGTCGCGCTCGGTCTCGTTTTCTTTTTGCTACCATTCTCGCATGTGCCCTTCTGTCTTGTTCTTGCTGTCTGATCGCCGAGTCATAGTCCTCTAACAGTTTTGGATCGGCGACAAGTAACAGATCTCTTAAGTCTTTTTGATAACGCTCCTGATTCCTACGAAGCATTTGCAGCTTAAGGATATCGTTTTTCGAAAGGGCTTTGAATGTAGAGGTCTTTCGATCGACCTCAAAATTATTGAGGGCCTCCCCGAAATCGGACACCAAAGCCATTGCCTGCTGAACATTAGCCTTACCCTCGTTCACATTTTGTATAACGGAATTGATCTGCTGCAAGATCATCCCGGCCGCTGCGACGCTCTCAATAATCATAGCGTGACAAAATTTTTATTTTATAAATTGAGGCAAAGCTACCGCGATAATCACCGTGGCGTAGACGCCCCATATCATGAGTTCCAAGCGATCAAACCTACGACTACCAGAGTCCAATCGCCGATCTATTGATTCGTATCTCACTGCGCATTCTCGCTCGTGAGCTTCGAGGCTGGCTATAGCTTTCTCGCTCGGGGTCATTTTTCCTCTCCCTGGCAAACTCAGCCACTCATACACTGATGTTGACGCGCCTGATTGGCGCGAGAGACTGGGCTTCGATTTTCGACCCTTCCTTGGTGTAGATGGTTGGCATAACTGTCTCAACCATTTCTCGAACAGGTGTGCCTTCTGCACCCGTCCGCAGACGCTCTTGTTTCTGAACGGCGACTTGTCGCCAAGAAACCTGAGCAGAGTCATTGACAGATCCGACGTCCATCAGTCTTTGGCTTTGCCAACGTTGAGGGCGAGCATATCTAAGAAGCTATACAGCTTTTTAATCCAACCGTCGTCTATTGGCGTGGGGGTGCTGGCCGCGATCAGACTAGCGATCGTCACAATGAACGTGACCGTGATTAGTGCGTTAGCTAAAAACTCCATCATCTGCAACCTCTAACTCAACGGGAAAGCAGTTTATATTAGCAGCAACCGTGCGTCTTTCACCCTTTCCCTGAAAAGGATAGACCATATGCTGCATCCAGCTGGGGAATAAGTACAAACGTCCGACTATTGGTCGTGCAACGACGCTTTGCGTGGGCTTCAGCCGTTCTCTGTCCCATGTGCTCGAGGCCCCGTAGTTGAAATGTAAACATCCGTCACTCGCGCCACTAGAGTTGTACAACCCATATTCTTGCGATCCCGGTCTTGACCCCTGAGATATCTGAGGCGGCACTTTCGTCCACGTTGTACAGCTAACACCCATGACGGTTTTAGTGCCGTGATCGTGAATCGGGTTATAATCACCCTCATAGCTATGGACTGACCATAGCTCATCTATTTCGACGTTTCTGTTCCCGTCCAGAACCTGGCCTGATTGGGCCATGAACTGATTGACGTACGTCACGCTCATCTCACACAGAAACTTAGAAAATGGTGCCAGCCTTGGGTCATTGTGATCCATGACAAGCTGCTCGCCTGTCTTGATCTGGCCTACGAGCGTATGCGCTGCACTAACCCTATCGTCCTGCGTGATAAGTTCATCAAGATAGTCGTTACACGCCTTTACAAACTCTGTCGGGATGTCTAGCTCCATCAGAAACACTGACGGGAGAGGGTGCATCTTGTACGAAATTTCAGCCATTCATGGCTTCGACAGCAGCTTCTTCCTCGCCTTCTTCCGGCTCTTCTTCAGGTTCCACCAACTGAGCATCAGCTTGCACTTTAATTTTCATCATCAAAGGCCATGTCCCACTCTTGCTAGGCATATCGCCCAGTATCGCTAGGATTGCGTTGATCTCGTTTTCTTCTAGGTTAATTTGCACGTTCTGTTTTTCCTTATGGTGTATATGCTTTGGCTGCAGCAACAGCAGAATCTATGGCGCTGAAATCTTCTGACCCCCAGTCACCAAACGCCTTGCCGTATTCTAAATAACCGGCACTACGCAGTACACGTTCTTGCTTTTCAGCACCTGTGAGATCGTTACCGAAATCGTTGTTTGCGTCCAACACACTGGTGATGACGTTAGCGCCATTCAGCATCGCTTGATACATCTTAGCTTTTTCCTCGTCGGTTCTTGCCTCTTCAGACATCAGTCCTCCTTAATTTTTTGGATGAGCATCTTTCACGCTTTTTATTTCGGCTTTCCAAGCGTCAATTCCTTCGTGATATATTTTGTCTAGTTGATCCTCTATGGAGGGATACGCCGTAACTCGTTTGTTCGCGTATGTTAGAGAATTTTCTATTTCTGACTTAGTTTTTTCTCGGAGAGCAACTATCCCCTCTGCGTCTGGTTCGCCCTCTTTCGTCAGACTAAGATCGTCATCAACTAACATCTCTGTCAAAGAGGGATCTAAATCCTCTGTAATTCGTTTTTTACTTCGAATAAACAGAGTTCCGTTAGGTTTGAAGTATAAATACATGCCTAGCCCTTATGTGTCTATGCGATCCCAGCTTGTAAAAGCTGTGTTGAAAGATCGGACATAAACTTCAGTAGATTGAAGTTTTACTGCGATCTGCGTTGTGACATTTGATGCGTTACCAAAAACAACCACTGCATGGAAGCTGGTCGTTGGAGCATTCGTTGCGTTGTTGTCAATTCGATACATGCCAGGGAACAAAATATTATCGTAGTCTGTGGAAGATAAAAGTGTTTGTCCTGCCCCTAATCTTGATACACCGTCACTTTGAACGATCGCCTGTCCACCGGAGCTTATATTCAGTTCCAAACCCACTTGACCATCGCCATCTGATAGGATGACGCGGTTGCTTGCGGTGCGCATATCTAGGCCATCTTCGTTGCCATCGAACATTCCCAAGATTGAATTCTTGGAGCCAGTTGTCATTCGACTACCACTTCCCGCCCCGACGTAGGTGTTACCTTGTCCCGTTGTCGTGAGGTGCCCTGCGCCAAATTCTCCAGTGCTATCGAAGCCAACAAATGTGTTATTGACGCCATCAGTCAATGAAAATCCCGCATAAGTACCGAGGAGGGTTGCGCCCTTCCCGGTGGTTACGTTCTGGCCTGCACCATAACCAACAGCGACGTTGTGTGAATTGGTGGCGGTAGTGAAGTTTTGAAGCGATAAAGCAAGACGCCCTACGGCGACACTCCTACTTCCCAAAGTGTCCGTCGTCAAAGCAGCGACACCAATCGCAACGTTATCATCAGCATCATTTAGCGCATCACCTGCAAGGCTGCCCAAAAACGTATTGTTTTGTCCGGTAGTAATTTGCTGGCCTGCGAAGTATCCTACCGCCGTATTATTACTGTTAGTAGCCGTCGTAAAGTTCTGTGTACCTAACGCACCTCTACCTATGGCGGTTGACCTTGACCCCAAGGTATCAGTCTGTAAAGCAAACCCTCCCACCGCTGTATTGTCATCAGCATCCGTGAGGCCGTCCCCTACTAGGCCACCGACCAAGGTATTGCGTATCCCCGTACTGATTCCGTCACCAGCGAAGTACCCTACCGCCGTATTATAACTGTCAGTGTTAGTGGCAAAGTTTTGCGACAAGAGAGTCCCTGGGCCGACGGCGACGCTGCGGTCTCCTTTTGTATCAGCCGTGAGAGCGTTATATCCAACGGCCAAATTCAAATTTCCCGAAGTGAGAGCGTCCCCTGCCAACCCCCCGAGCACCGTATTGAAAGTCCCGGTTGTCATTTGGCTACCTGATGCGTAGCCGAGCGCCGTATTATAAGCGTTAGTTCCGGCGTTCAAATTCAAAAGCGCCAGGGTGCCCACGGCAGTATTCAGGCCGTGCGCGTCTTCTGAATCCAAAGCGGCATATCCGACGGCCACGTTGTCAGTGCCGGTCGTAAGATTGTCCCCTGCACCCGTCCCGAGTAACGTATTCTGATTTCCTGACGTTATTGATGTGCCTGCTGCGTATCCGACCGCCGTGTTGTTCGCATTGGTGGCCGTCGCAAAGTTTTGACTGAATAAAGCTGCGTGCCCGACTGCTACACTTCGACTGCCGAGCGTATCGCTCCCGAGAGCGTGATACCCGATTGCCACGTTAAAATCTGCATCGGTCAAGGCATCGCCTGACAACCCTCCGTATAAGGTATTTTGAGTCCCAGTCGTAATAGCCCCGCCTGAAGATGGCCCGACTGCCACGTTGTACGCATTGGTTGCCGTTGTGTGATTCAAACTTCCAAGGGCCAGCCTGCCAATTGCAAGGTTCTGGCTTCCAGCCGTGTTCGCCCCCAAACTATCTCGCCCAATAGCGATATTGTTAGATCCGGTTGTGGTAGCGTCCATTGCGAGGGCGCCCAAAATTGTGTTGTTTACCCCAGTCGTAATTTCTTGTCCTGCCTCAAATCCAACGGCAGTTGAGTATGTGTCGGTTGAGGTGGAATGGACTTGCTTTTGTAGCGCAGATCTTCCGACCGCCGTCGAAAAATTTCCTGCTTGATCTGTGCTCAAAGCACCGAGTCCGAGGGCGGTGTTCTCTTGCCCAGTTGTCAGAGCGTCGCCTGCGAAGGCCCCGAATAATGAATTCTGAACGCCAGTCGAAATCGAAAGGCCCGCCTGATACCCGACCGCCGTACTGAAAGCGTCAGCGCCAGCATTTTGAACTCTTAATGCTTGATACCCGATAGCAACATTGTCGCCATGGGCATCTTCCGTCTGCAACGCCTCAAATCCAACGGCCACATTCTTCTGCCCCGTACTGAGGGCCGTGCCCGCATTTTTTCCGATGACCACGTTGTCATCGCCGCCACTGGCGATGCTGTCACCCGCTCCCTCGCCGATGCGCACGTTATCGTCACCAGCCGAGGCAGTGATCAGATCCGCGCCTGTCTCTATCGTAGTGTTTCCCGAAATGGCTACCGTGCCATTGAAGTCAAGAGCGGTCGCCGTAAGATCAATCTCATCCGTAGCACCGAGCGACAGAACCGTAGCACTTGAGCCTTGGATGAACTGACTCGCGTCGTTGAACATGATCTTGTTGGTGCTGTTAAGCGTTAGGCCAGAGCCATCGGTATGTGTGAGCGTTGTATCGCCATCTGCGCCAAACGTGATGACGGCGCTGTCAGAGGTAAAAGTCAGGTCGTCATCAACAAACAAATCAGGAACAGACAGGTCTTGAAACGCATCGACCATCGCGCCGCCAGAGCCTGCGCCGTCACTATAGATAGCCTTTACTTGACCGTTGGGGATAGTGACCGTGGCACCAGAGCCTTGCTTGATGATGATTGAAAATCCGCCGCTTGTGGCATTTTCTATGAACCACAGCTTCGAAACAGTGTTTGGGCCAATGGTTATGGTGCAAGCAGAATCTAGTGTGCCGGTATATTTCAAGAACAGTGAACGACCGGGATCAGCACTCCCGTCAGCAATGGTCGTGGTGTGGGTGTCTGCGTTGGTGGTGATTGCCTCCGTTCCGAATCCAAATGAGTCTGCCAGGAGTGAAAGGTTGGTATTTGTGGTGGTGCCCCATGTGCCCGAGCCCTCTCCCGTGGCCAATTCGGTAAGTCTTAAATCGTTGGTGTAGACGGCCATTGTGTTTCCTCGCTTATGCTGCTGATCTTCCTGCGTCTATTTCACTGTAGCCAGGCGTTTGTGATGTACTGATCTCTGAATAACTTGGTGTCTGGCTGTCATCCACAAC